TGGAATAGCCAATCAATTTGATGCCTTTGAGATATTCAGAAAATATAAAGGAGATTGTGAGTGGTGGGATTCATCTATACCTTATGGAGAATGTTTAGTGGCTACACCTGATATATTAGCAGAAGATTTTGTTGCGGATGTTAAATGTCAATTCTCTATATTAAACTTCCATAAACAAAATGAAACCCTTCCTAAAAAATATTGGCTACAATCCCAAACACAAATGCTATGTGCAGAAAAAGAATTAGGATATATTATAAACTATCTTTCTAAACCTGATGTGTATAATGAAGAATGGGAAGAATATGAGTTTGGAGAAAACGAAAGATTATTCATACACAGAATAGATAGAGATGAAAGTATTTTAAAAATTATTGTTGCAGAAGCAGAAGCAAACTATCCTCTAATATTACAAGCAGAAGAAATGCTTGGAGGTGCCACTATTATTGATGAAAAAGATTTCTTTTATTACGGAAAAGACTTTGAAGAACTAAGAGATTTGAATTGGACTTTAAATAAAAAAGAAGTTTTTAGATTTTTAAATAAGTTTTTTGTAAAAAAATAATTATATTTGCACTTTAAATTAAAACAATATGATAGTAAAAATTAAAAAATTAAATGAATTTGCGGTTTTACCTGCTTATGGAAAACCTGGAGATGCAGGAATGGATTTAACTTGTACATCTGTAGAGTTAGATGCTAAAGGAAATTATGTTTATAAAACAGGATTGGCTATAGAAATTCCTGAAGGATTTATGGGATTATTATTCCCAAGGTCATCTAATGCTAATAAATCTTTGATGCTCACAAACTCTGTGGGAGTAATTGACAGTGGTTACAGAGGCGAAATTATGCTTAAATATAAACCTAATTATCAATATTTTTTACAAAGTGATGAGGTTAAAAATCAACAAGTATATTTAGTTGGAGAAAGAGTAGGTCAGTTAATAATTATGCCTTATCCTGAAGTGGAGTGGAAAGTTGTTGAAGAATTATCAGATTCTGAGAGAGGTACAGGCGGCTATGGTAGTACAGGTATTTAAAAAATTAGTTTATGAAAAATTACGAAATAGAAAATTATAAAATAAATACAGCCACTGAAAAAATAACTATTAATTATTCAGTGTATAAGGAAAGTCTTAATGAAGACCTTGAAGTTGAAACTGAATATGATATGGATGTTTTATTGGCTTGGTTACTTGCTGAAGCATACATTGATAATTATTTCTATGGACCTGATGGACTAACAGTGTCTTTCACTATTCCAAAAGAAGATAGAGATATATCTTCAACATTACATATTTCAGAGTTCTTAAATAGAACTATTTTAGATGAATTTTTAATTGACAATATATGAGTTTATTTATAATGCTATTGCACATTTTATTGGTGGGAGATAGTTTAAGTCTTTATCCAGGAGGTTATCAATCACGAATAAAAGGAGAGGTGCTAAATCTTTCTAAGGTGGGAGTATCCACCACTTATATGTTAAATAAGATTAATCAAAATAAATCTATTATTAAGAATTATAAACACGTTATCATTTACGGAGGAGTTAATGATGTGTATGGAGGTGTAAGCCAAAAAATCACATTATCTAATATACAGCAATCTGTAGATACAGTTAATAAATATGGGGGACATATTACAATTATTTTAGGTTACAATCCTCTTATACAGCCTAACAAAAAAAAGGCTTATCAATGGAGAGATTTACAACACAAAATAACCACACAAATCAAAGGAGCTAAGATAATTCCGATATGTCCCTTTTTACTTCCTAAACATTTAAGTGATAATGTTCATTTAAATTCAGAAGGAAATAAAATATTTGGAGATTGGATTAAAAAAAATTTATAATAATTAAATAAAAAAGTATTATCTTTGCATAAAATTAAAATTATTTATTATGACATCATTTGAGTACACATTATTAGTAACTAACATACTAATGTTATTGCCACTTTACATTCTTATTAAAGACAATAGAAGTCTAGAAAAAGAAAACAAAGAATTATGGGAAGATACACTTAAATTCTCAGAAGAAACAATTAAACAAATTGATAAACTTCAAGTAGCATTGGATAATTGCAAGAAAAAACAAGCTGCTAAACCAAAAACTCCTAAAGATGAGAAAAAAACAACCTCTAAATAGGATTGTAAAAGAATACAAAGACGCTACAAGACAGGAAATATGGGAAGGAGTTAGAGATAATTTTATTTGGGGCTTTCTAGGCTCTATAATAATAGTGTTTGTTTCTATGAAATCCGATTTTGCTGTCTTAGTGTCTTATGTAGTATATTATACATTTTTAAGTAGAATTATTAACAGACCAAAATACGTTACAGATTTAGGAAAATTAGTAGTGTTTCCATACCCATCTGCAATTGGGGCTTTTACAGGATATAAATTTTCTTCATATATTTTAAACTTAATTTAAAATGTTAGACAATATAAAAAACATCACACCTTTATTAATATTTCAAGAAAATAGTTTTTATGAAGTATTAATTTTGCAGCATAATGAAAATAACTCAAATGTAAAAGTTATTAAGCATTATATGATAGATAGTTTAGAAGAGTTGTTAAATAACTATGATGATATGAAACTATTAGCTAATAACTTTAATGCTATTGTTTACATAAAGTTAGGCTCATACTCTAAAGAAAAATTAGGATATAAGATATTAGAAACACTTTCTAAAAAATTACAGAATAAAGAATTAGATTACTCTGAATTAGTTGAAGAGTCTATTGGAAAGTTACAACCTAATTCTAAATTTTTTATAGTGGATATAGATTATAAAGATGTATCTATTAATGATGTCCTTAGAATTAAAACTATAATTAATGATTGCGAACCCAATGGAAGAAATGTAATAGCAGAAATTCCTACTTTAAACGGAGCACATATTATTACAAGACCTTTCAACACGCAGCAATTTATGACGCACCAGGATGTGTTTTATAAATGTGAGGTAAAAAAGAACAATCCTACAATTTTATATTCAAATATTAAATAAAAAGTTATGAAAGTTTTAAACGAAAATATAGACAATTTAAAATGTTTAATTAGATTAAGTCATTTTACAAAAGATGAAGCAGATTATAATACATTCCATAAGGCTTATGCTTTTGGTGTACAATCTGTTGCAGGTAAGATATTAACATTTCATGTTATGACTGACTATGGAATGTTAAGGTCTAGGGTGCCTATTTCTGAAATATATTTAGAAGAACCAACAAATGATATACCTGACCACTTTAAACAACTTTGGGATTGCTTTTCAGAAAATGTAAGTGTCATCACTTATGATTATCTTTATGAAAAAAGATGTCAAGTCTTATTAAAAGATAAAACAAAAGTTTGGGCAACTTATTTATTTACAGTTGATTGGTTTAAAAATGCTTACTCAGATGAACCTACAGATTATAAATGTGGACACATATTAGTTGCAGACGATGGTTATTTAATGTGCCAACCTAATAATAGAATTTTTTGGAGAGATTCAAATTGGATAACTAAAGAATTTCCAATTGACCCAAAAATATTTAAAGTAGACCAAGAATTAATTAGTGTTGAAAGTTTCAGCGACAAATTTGTTTCTTCTGATGGTAATTCTTTTTATTATGATATAAATCCTATAGAGACTAAAAATAACGAGGAATAATAAACAAAATAATTATGTCAAAGGCAATTATAAAATATGATTTAGACAATCCTGACGATTTAATGGAATTTAAGAGAGCTTGTAAAGCTAATGATATGAGTTTTGCTTTATTTGAACTTTTATATAATACTAAGAAAGGAATTGGGTATGAAATGGAAGGTAAAGAAATGGATAAATATGATGCATTAGAACTAGTATTTGACAGGATACGTGAGATAATGAGAGAGCATAATATTAAAATAGACGAAATAGTTAATTAATAATTTTCAAATAAAATTAAAATTTATTTATATTTTTGTAGCTACTAAACTACAAACCTATAAATGAAAACACTTAAATTATTAATTTTAAGCTTATTAGCTTATACCCAAATTTTTGGACAATCAGGTCCAGCAGCCCCTTCTAATGGTATATGGGCACTTATAGACACCACTTATAATGTTGGTACAACTACTCAAGGCTTTACAAAAGCAAGAATTACTTTAAAAAATACCACTGCTACTAGAATAACAGGGGTGCAATTTAGAGTATTCTATGATAAAGTTGCTTTTAGAAACTCAGTGGTTAGCTTAGTGGGAAGTACAACTAATCTTGATTTACAATATGTTACAGATTCTGTAAATGGATTTTCAACTATTACATTAATTTATACAGGTAATAGTAGTACTTACACTCTTGCTAATGCAGAAACTTTTGAACTAACTCTTACACACGCTGTTCCTTCTGTATTTAATAACTTAACAGCTATAGACTCTTTGAAATTTTCAGGAGTATCTACATTTCCACAATATGCTTCTACACAAGCAGGAATGGATACTACTTTAGGACTATATAGTTATAATGGAGAATTTAAAAGACCTAGATTAAACTTTAAAGGAAACTTTATAAATGTTAATGGTTCAGGTGCTAAAAATCTTACTTTATCTTTAGAGAAGAAACCTAAGTCAGGTTCAACTTGGTCTCAAGTTAATTCTTATAAAACAAATAATGCAGGTAAATTCTCTTTCTCTGAAATATTAGATACAACTTTCTGGGATGTTAGATTGGCAGTTAAAGGAGATACAATGGGTGTAGGTAATGTAGTTTCTACAACAGATGCTCAGTTAATTAACCAATGGGTATTAGGTGTAGGTGCACCAAAAGATTTTGATTTCTATGCTGCTGATGTAAATGGTAACTCTAATATTACAATAGCAGATGCCTTTGGAGTATTTGGTAGAGTTGCAGGTAGAATTACAAGTTGGTCTAATAATGTAAAAGATATTAAATTCTTTACAGTAAGCCAATATGATTCAATTAAAACTAAACCTGATACAAATTACACTGCTACTATTCCAGGAGTTACAAACTTCTATTATAATATTCTTCCAGGCCAACCTGACTCAGTTACATATTATGTAGTTGTTCCAGGAGATGCTAACTCAACAGGATATAATATGGCTCGTACAACTCCTATTGAAATCTTAATTAATGGTCCTCAAAGTTTAGACCCACAAACTCA